TCTTTCCAGTTTCCACTTTGATAATTCTACCGTTAGGATCTAATGGAGCTGGGCAAGACCATATTAAATCACCAGATTCATCGTCTTCCCAAGCTCCTATAAAAGCTATTTCGCTGGCTGGTAATCCACTCCAAGTAACTCGGTTAGAGTTCCAGATGGTTCTACTAGAACTAGCTCCAAAAGAGGCGTTCTGTCGGTTATACGAACCCCCAAATACCTCGTTATACACACCACTAGTCTCACTTGGGTCATCATAATGCAAACTTAGCCATACATTAGATATATCGCTAAACCAGTTGTTTACTTGCTTGTCGCTAAATGTTGCAGACATTTTTAACCACCTGTAGTTTGTTTCTTGAATAATCTACCTAGAAAATATACGTCTTCGTCTATTGTATGATCGTCGCAATATATATAAATATAGTGCATAGCTGGAGAGTCATTAATACCATTACCAACTTTAGTTGGGTCCAGGAATTCAGTAGTATCAAACGCCCAGTCTTCTTCATCTACCAATTTGCCTGTTTTAGGCGATCCAGAGGTCATTAGACCAGGGTAATAGCCAGATCGTTGGTAATAGTTGCCCCATCCGATTACAAGGCTGTCTGGGGCCGTAGAAAGCGTTTCGCTCTTTTGAGTACCGTCTTCGTTAATGCTTTCAAAAGCACCTGGGTAAAATGGGTATGGTTGTGTAATATCCAAACGAATTATTGGATCTGGCATAGCCGTACTTCCATAGTCTTGGAATAAATTTTGCCCATTGGTATAAAAATCTACCAGCTTGCAATTAACAAAAGTAGTGCTTGTTTTACTTGTATAAGCTACAACAAGTATACCGTCAACATTTGTGTTTTTATTATAGTCTAAATAAAAATGTCCTTTATCAGGAAAACCAGCAGTGCTATCTACAGTATAAGTTTTACCTGTAGTAGTTTTATTACTAAACGCAACATTTGGAAAAGTTGAACCAGCAACAGGTGTAGCAGTTAATTGTCGTGGGCGATAAGGAATAGCCTTATTATGCACTGTAGATCCAAAAGAGTGAGCTCTTGCAGTAGTACTATTTTGTCCTCTAACTACATTAAATCTAACGCCATCTGAGTTATAAGAAGACATGCTACTAACAGTAATTTCTTCAGGATTTGTGCTGTCTGGGTTTATAACCGCATTAAATGGATAAACTCTAGGCCAGTTATTAGCGTTTCCAGTTACTAAAATATTAGTGTCTGTAGATCCAATTCCAGAAGTAGGTTTAATATCCCAAGGATATAACGCGGTTCCAGAACCTACAACTGATGTAACGTTAACGGTAATAGAAGTATCTGCTACTAAACTAGTTATCGTTCCGGTTAGTGTTTTAGATGAAGCAAGATAAACATTTCCTGTAGCTGAAGTAGATTCTTCAACCAATTCATCAGTTCCCGAGTAAGTAATTGTATTTGCTGTAGTACCAGTAATGGTGAACGAGCCATCGTAGCTAGAATTATATGGCTCCAACTGAACGGTAATAGTTTCGCCCGTATTAAATTTGTGGCTACTAATAGTTATAGTTCTAGTGGTCCCAGTAGAAGATCTAAGTGTTGGAACTCCAATAATAGATCCTGCAAAAGTAACTAAAACAGATTGACCCGCTGAAGCATAACTAGTATCAGAAGTAAGAAATGTTTTACTACCAGTAGTAATATTATGTGAAGAAGTTGACGTTAATGTTTTTGCCCACAACTGTACTATTGGTATTTTTGGTAGAGCTTGAGGAGATAGTTGTTTTACTTTATAAATACTAGCGTGGAAACTGACAGGTTTAACATTACCGTCTTTATCGTATGCAGCTATTTGGGTTAGATCAACAGTTCCTTTAGCTGCCAGTAAAATTGGGGCAGCAGTTACAAGGCTATCTCCATCCGCAGTTTCATTTGCGTTGTAATCTCCTCCCCAATTATAGGATGAGTCAACAACATTTTTTTTACCAACTTTTATGTAATATTGCGGTTTATCTTTAGGTGGATATTGTTTAGTAAACTCTGTCCACGGAAATCTAGACGAGTTAGGTATTTTGTCAAACAAAGGCTTTGCGTAATATGGGATTAAACCAGAACCCTGGTTATAGTCCCAAGGTTTTAAATAATCATCAAAAGGAAGTCTTAATCTATTATTTTTTAAGAACCGTCTTATTTCAAGAGCGTCTCTTCCTCGTTCCCTTACTTCTTCAATAGTAAGAAGATCTCTATATTTTGTATCAACAGTTAAACTGACCGTAGCGCTATCTACGTTAATAGAAACATCCGCTATGTGAAACATAATAGTTTTTTCGCTACCATTAAAGTTTTTGAGTACTATACGCATACCTGGTTGTATAAGAAAACGAGCAAAAATTTTATTTGTGTCCAGTACGGGATCAATTTTTAAGGTGATGTTACCAACCCATCCAGGTTCACTAAAACGAGTTAAATACTGGCGGGCTACTTCGGTAGCCTCTACATAAGTTAGACCATCCTGAAATGTCTGATGCACTTCTTTTCTTATCGAACTAGGATCGTATTTTAAATTATCTGAAGAAGCTGGATATACCTTTGGGATGGCTATAAATGGGTCGTAAGCCACAGTTTCCGAAGATTTCATAGTGTTTTCACCATTAGACGGCACTATGCCTACAGCGTTAGAAAACTCACTTCCTGCGTAGTCCTTGCCTTGCCCGTATACAACGTTAGCTACCTGCGAAAAATCTTGGCTTAAGCTAGCTGTAACTCCTGGTGAAATAACATCAACAAACAAAGTTTCAGAGTCGGGGTTATTAATCCGCTCACGAACAAATAAATGTGGCTCTCTACCGTTCTTGTTAGTTATAGTCCATTGGCTACCAGTGCCAGTGTACATTACAGATAACAGGTTTTGAACATACCCAGTTAATAATGGGCTCCAGTCACCAGTTGATCTAGTAGCCAATCCAGACCATTTATCGCCTGGGTTAACTTCTAACGGCGCTAGATAGTTTAACTCTGGTGCATACGTGGGGGCCGTAGTGGTCCAATTGCTTGGAAACGTAGTGGTTAGTTCTTTTGTTTTTAAGTCTGGTTTATCTGATCTACTAAACGCGTCTTTTATAATTATTTCATAAGGCACTGGTCTTACTGGGTTAGTTGGTTGTGATACGTAATTATCCAGTTGATATAAAGCACCTTTACATTCAATCTTTAAAGACGAACTAGACTCACTGCTTTCTCTAGCAAAAGAAGCTATAAAACCAGCCCATACCAAAGTTCTATTAAAATCATATCCTGCTGGGTATTGGCCTTCGCTGATCAGTTGTTGAGCGTACAATAAAGTGTCTTCGCTATCTGGAGCGTATCCGTCATCTTCTAACTTATCCACCCACGCCTGCAGCAAAGCTTCATCGTCTTTTGGTATCCAATACAAGTTAATATCCGACCAAGGCTTACACCACCACAAATCACCGATACCAAGAGTATCAAGCGAAGAAATTTGTGGAAGATTAAATTGCAAACTTTTATCACCAAATGGATCTGATTTACTGTAGTCAGAAATTTGAGTAGCTATTTCTCTAAACAAAGTAATGTCTTCAGATTGCCCATCTGTAGTAACTACAAGAGCAAATCTACCCAGGGAGTAATACTCCTCTATGTTTAGCATTACCATTATGCAACTCCGTAAGCTTGCTCAATTTTTTTAATCAAATAAGATGTGCTGAAGTTAAAGGATGTAGAATTATAAAAATTTATTTCGTGTATGACTAAATCTGCGTAATCAGTCAAATCGTTTACGTCAGATCCTATCAAAAAACTTAAAGGCTGTTCATTAGAATAGTTTACTTTAATACTACTAGTAGTGTAACCTTGGGTCTTAGATAAAAAATGTAATTTAATATATTCTTTCTGTACTAAAATAACACATATCTGTGGTGTACTTTGCCTAAAACAGTTTGGGTTCTTAACCGTTGTAGAATTAGATAAGTCTGATGGATTTTCGCTTGACGTTAAAATAACCCGTTCCGCTATCAGTTTTACTAACCAAGGATTAGACGAACCGTTAGTGCTAATTAAAGTACAAGACGTGTTACCACTTGTTGGTCTAGCGTGGTAAACGATAGAAATAGCATAATCTGTTTGACTTCCCATAATACTAAAGTCTGAGGTTAGTAATTCTGAGTTGTTACTATCAAGCCGTAATCCGGTTCTAGTAATTTCCTCTTTGCCCGAATTCCAAGTTAAATCAACACTTTCAGGAGCTTTCAAAGAAGTGTAGGTAAACTTGATATTAGATGCTTCCTCAGATTTCCATTCGGTGCTAGAAACATTAGTACCAGGTAGGAATCTATAATCCGATGCTGTGTCTACTTCTACAGGTAGAGGTCTATCAGAGTTTATATATTCCCCAGTAGCGCTAATTAATACCTGAGCATTTACCTCTGAATATGGAGCATCTTTAGCTACTCCCTGCTCTATTCTATAATCCGTAGTGCTGAAACGAACTGCTTTTATAGGTTCTATTTCTAAAGGAACATATTCTATTATTTTTTCTGCGTTACAATGAACCGACATAGATAGGGCTACAGCAGTAGCTTTTGTATTTTTGTTAGTCATTAGCTATTTACCGAGATAGTTATTCCATAAGAATCAATAATTAAATTATCCCCGTTAGCTATAAACAATTTAGTAGTTAACGTACCAAATATAAACAAATTACCGCCAGAAAAAGAGTCACATAATGCGTAATGAGTTATCAAGCCCCAATCTTGAGTAGCTACGTTAAATTTGATTTTGTTAGTATTAGTTATTGAACCCGATCCTGATGCAGACCAGTTTGCAGAAGTGTTAGCGTAAGCTACCCGAGCATAAGAAACAGCGGTTGGCTCATTCAAGGTAGACCCAGTACTAGCCGAGTTTGGCGAGCTTTTAAGAGCTGCGATAAAGTAAGTACCGTTTGGATTTAAAGATCTACCAAACAAGGTTTTGGTTATGTAACCTCTACCATAATTAGAAATGCTACTCATAAGTTCTCTCCGACACTACAATTCCAGGTAATCTTGGGACAGATAGACTAACAGGTACATATCTGTTGTGTACATACACCCTACCAGACTGTACTTCGTATTCCGCTGTCCAACAAGTCCAAGTCTCTCTGTTAGTCTCAATATCCCTTCGGACAAGATATTTATTCTGAGTGAAAGCTTCTATTAGGCGGTATATATTGTTCTGGCAATCTTGCCAAGTATCGCCTCCGACATAGACTACAATTCTTTCAGTAGCATTTTCAGGTCTAGCGCTAATTTGGTAAGTTCCATCTACGTATGGTGAAGATACTGTTTGCTTTCTAAACTGCTGAGACGAGGACTGAAAACTATCCCCGCCGATAGTGTACGAAGAATGGTCGTTCAAGCTCAACCAGTTACCGTCTGCCTCTTCTATAGCTACATCAAAGACATTGAGACCTATTGGGTCAACTTGTTTGCTAGCCATTTTATTTCCTTGAAGTTAGTCGGTTGTAACGAGCCTTAGCAGCTATCTTATTAGCCATATCATTAGGATCATTGCTAACAACTGTTATAGGACCATTAACCTGCGTAGAGTTGTCATTGTACACATTGCCCTGTCCCTTAAATTCTACTGGGGAGCCATAGCTTCCAACCATCATCTGCTTAATCGCATCTTTAGAAACAGATTGAGTTATGTATGATTTGAGAAAGTTAATACCTTGCTGGTTCAAAGGTATAGCTAACTCAGGACCATCTTCAGCAAAGTTAACTCTTTGCCTATTGGTCATAATGCCACCCTTAGCCATACCTCTACCGTTATCGTCTAAAGGATTTCCATTTCGGTCTCTATTTAATCTTCCTCCAGAATAACCTGGTGGATAATACCAAGAACCTCCCTTAGTACCGCCTCCTGGGCCTGGTAACCAGATTACTTTATTTCCAAAACCAGCGTTTTTTGGATCTGAGTTCCAGGTATTAACATCTTGAAAAGCTTGTACTTGTTGTATAGCTTTTTGAGTATTTTTAACCATAGCATCATTATTGGCTATAACTGCATTTTTAGTATTAGTATTAGAAGCTTTAATTGCTCTACCTGATCTTGCAGCTAGCGTTTCAAGAGAACCAAATATTTCTTCATTAGCAGCATCAAATTCAGTTTTATTTCTAGCTAAAGCAGTTAAGTAATCTGTTCTTTGCTGGGCTAAAGCTAAACGCTGATCTCTAATTGCTCTTTCTCTATTTTTAGTAAAGTCGGCATCAGAACGTTCTCTAGCTTTATTGAACGCTCTAGATCCTCTTTCAAGTCCTCTATTAAAATCGCTGTCTTGTCTTGTGAGAGCCAACGAGTAATCTGCCTGTTGGCGCTCCATAGCTTTTTTAAAGTCTGATGCAGAATCTGCTAACGATTGATTAAAGTCGTCTCGCATGCGCCGGTAAGTTTTATTGGAATCATTAATTAATAATTCCTGAGCCGATGCTTGCTTAGAACCAGCTGCCTGATTTAGACCAGCAGCTAATGTTGGATCAGCTCCAACTTGGCTAGCTAAAGAAGCAGTTTGTTGAGCGTTTGAAGCATCCGCTAAGCCTAATTGGTCAATAGCTTGTTGACTTAATCCAGCTTGCTTAAGCTTTTCAATATTAGCTACTTGTTCTCTAATTTTTCTTGCTTGCTCTTGCATATTAGCTATTAAATTACGACCATCCCAAGTTACTCTAGCGGTAATTCTTTGATAAGGGTCGTACATGCTAGAAGCAGAATCTTCAACCATTCTAGCTAGCTGCTTATTATAATCTCGCATTGAACGCATACGAGACTTGTTGAAATCTTCTATAGCTCTAGCTTGTCCTTTTTGAAAATCTTCTTCAGCCCTTGCGCGAGCACGATTATAATCTTCTATAGAATATTTACGCTGTAAATTATAATCCTCTTCTTGACGATCTTTAGAAAGTTGATAATCTTCGTCTTGTCTAGCCAAAGATAGATTAAAACTATTTTTAGCTCTGGTAACACCTTTTTGAAAATCTGCTTCTGAATTAGCTCTTGCCCTATTATAAGCTTCGTATTGCTTAATTTGATTAATAAACATGAGTCGTAAGTTTGCAGCTTCTTGTTCTGCATTAGTTTGAAAAGTAAGAAAAGCGTTAGGATCGTTTTGGTTATAAGCAGCTTGCGTGAAGTTATTTAAACGAGCGCCTTGTTGTGTAGACGAGCTAGAGGTACCAGTTAGTCTTAAACTAGCTATTTGTACAACTGCATCTCTAAGAGCTAAAGCAAATTTATAAGTTGCATTAGTAGTATCGTTAATTCCGTTAGCAAGCTCTATTAAAGAAGATTGTATTTTAGTTGTATCATTAGTGCTTTGATTAAAACCACCAGCAGTTAAAATCGCGCTGGAAAGATTTCTAATATTTTCTGGGTTTAAAGAAGCTTCTTGGTACGCAGATAAAGCCGCATTTTTATTATCATATTGGCCTGTTTGTATATTTTTATCGCCTAATAAAGTTTTGCCTATTGAGGTTTTAGCTAAAGTACTATCAAAACTTCCTACATCGCTACCTAATAAAGCTTTTTGAAGATTTTTTTGTAAATCCGCGCCAGTTGTTACAGTGACTTTTCCTTGAGCATCAACCGTTCCTAAACCTGCAGCGACAAGTTTGTCAGTTACTTCTGCGTTGTCTTTATTAGCCTCAAGAAGAATACGAGCTAATTCTTCAGGGGTTTTAGCGTCATTAGCAAATAAACTACCGCCCTCTCCCCCAATAACATTAGTTCTTAATTCTCCAGATTTAAGACCGATACTACTAGCAAATTGTTTTAGCGCAACTTCTGTTACAGTAGATTTACCACCAGAAGCGTTATTCTTGCCTGCCGTACCTTGGTTAGCTGTTATAGCACCGAAAGCATCCCTATAAGATTGCTGTCTATAAGCTGTAGCTGCTTGGGCTCCAAATTGGTTTTCAATAGCAGTAGCGCCCGTATCTATTCCACCAAAACCAGCATCAATAGAAGTACGCGCGTCTCCACTTATAAAACCACGTTTGAAGAAATTTCGCTCCCCTTGAGCGGCATAAGCAGCGTTTAAATTTTTACCAACAGAAATATTTTTTACATAATCATTAAAAGTTTTATTAGGAGAATAACTTGATAATATAGACTCAACGCCTTTTGCGCCACCTAGATCTTTATTCTTAAGAAGATCCAATTTAATTAGAGCTAATTCTTCAGGAGTAATATTTCCTAAAGAACTCAAAAAAGCTTTTGCTTGATCTACAGATTTTAATTCTTTTACTTGCGCATTTGTATAGTCTTTTTGTTTATTGGAAGAAACTACATCAAGATTAGTGACTGTTTTAGATTCTTGATATTTTTGTTCTGTCCCTTTAACACTTTCAAGACTTGCCCTAGCTTTATCTAAAGTATCTGTAAACGAAAAAACTGATTTAGAAGAAATACCAAGAGCTTGGTCATATTTTGTTAAACCAAATAGCTTTTCTGGATCAGTAGTAGCTTCTTTTGCTTTTTCCATATTTTTATAAGTTTGAAAACCAGCAAATGCTACTGCTGCTCCAACTAGATATGGATTATTTAAGCCAAAAGCGCCAAGAGTAGATCCAAGAGTAGCAACATTTTTACCTGCACCAGCAAGTTGAGCTCCTGCTGCTTTAGTAGCTGCTCCTGCCAATCTTAATAAAGCAGCGTTAACTTCGGTAGTTGTAGCAGTTAATCTAAGTTGGTCTTTAGCTAATTCGGTAGTAAATCCCGCAGCGGCTTTTGTTTTTTGTAAATCTGCAGATGCAGCAGAAGTAGCAGCTTTAGCTTTTAATAAATCTGCTTCAGTTGCCAAAGCACTAGCTGATTTTTCTACACCGGCTGCAGCGTTTTTTGCTATACCTGTATATGTGTTCGCAGCTGTAGCAGCGTTTTTTGATACGCTTCCAGCTGTATTTGAAACTCTAGAAGCAGTAGAAATAATACTAGTGCTTGTACTATCAGTAGCGTTAGATATAAAACTTCCAGCATTACTTCTAGCAACATTTAAACCATTTTGTAAACCAGTTCTAAACGATAGAGGATCTCTTTGTATTTTATCCCCGCCGAATAAAGTTCCGTTTCTATTAATACCATCATTTGCAGAATCATTATAAAAACGAGTTCCAAAAGTATTAACTGCTGCAGTACCTAAATTAGCGGTTCCTACTAGAGCTCTTCTTGCTAGACCACCAGCTGTAACTGCGCCACCAGGTTCGCTAGCTCCTCCAAATGCGTTTCCTAATCTCCAAAATGGAACACCGCTATAAGGTCTTCTTTCAGCCAGTAATCCGCTTGCCCCACCTGCTTCAGTAGCATTTCTTGGTACGAATGGAAGACCTGCAGCCCCTGCTCTACCTTCTCTAAAGCCACCAATTAGCGATTGTACAGGTGTGCTTTTTCCAACAAATCCTACACTAGCAATAACGTTTAAAGCTTTTTGTGCAGTTAAAAAAGTTCCTAAAACTACTACAGCAGAAGCAATAGCTGTAGTCGCAGAACCAAATGCTTTAGCAATAGGATTATCAAACAATAATCTAACTATAGAAGCTATAGGTTGCAATATTTTGTCTATTACTTTTGCTACCGATGCAACAGCAGGTAAAAATGTAGACCCAATCGCCTCCCCAATTTCTTGAAAAGATTTTTTAATTCCATCTACTGAGGTATTTAAATTCTCAAAAGCTTTAGCACCAATTTCTTTCATTTTATCTGGATTGTCATATCCGGCTTCAGCGCCAGCAATGTATTTTCTGATACCACCTTGTTGAGCAACGGCTGTAATAGCTTTAGAGGCTCTAATTCCATCAATACCCAGCTGATCAAGAATTTTAATGCTAGCTGGACCTTGCTTGCTAATGTATTCAAATAACTGAGTAACACCTTCAGTAGTTCCTAAAGATTTAAATTCTTTAGAAGTTTTACCAAGCAAGTTTGCATATTTTGCTATGTCTGGCGATCCATACTGAATTTGTCTAGTAATATCCGCAACGATAGTGTTGAACGTGTTGCTTGCTGCAAAACCATCAGCGCCAGCAGCGCTGAATGCTGCAGATATACCCAATACTTGAGTTTCAGTTATTCCTGCTGCTTTAGAAATAGGGGCAAGAGACTGAGCGAAGGAAGCAATTCCAACAGCAGAAGATCCTGATAATTTGCTTACATTTGTTAAAGCTGATCCAAAACGTTCGAATTGAGTAGAGTTTAAAGTTCCAAAAGAACGGTTTAACTCACCAAGGGAAGACGCTAGAGCGTTTACATTTTCACCAGTAGCGCCACTTAGAAGAATAGACGCTTTAGAAAGCTTTTCTAATTCTGCTGGAGCTTTTTGTCCTAATTTTGTAAAGCTCTCGTATAAGCCTATTACTTCGCCACGTGCTACCGGAAACTTTTTAGATATATCTGTAATAGATTTACCTAATTTATCTACACTTTCTCCAGCATAAGCTGCAGTACCTTTAAGCGCAAAAAGTTGTTTGTCATAATCAGCAGCAGTCTTTGCTGCAGCTGCAATAGCTACAAGAGCTGCGCCACCACCAAATATTAGGCGCTTTCCTATTTTACTAGTTATACCATCAAGACTACGACCCAAGGAACCAACAGCTTCATTAAGCTTACTGGTTTCTTGAGTCGCAGCTTGGACACTTTGTTGATATTGAGTTGTATCGGCAGATACGACAATCTGAGCATTAGTTTGCTCGTCAGTCGCCATCTGGTTCCTCCATAGCTTGTTGCGAGGCTACAAGTCGTTGAGCGTGTTCTACACCACCTGTGGGCTTTAGGTTTATTGATGTACCAGGTAATCCTTTACCTGACTCTTCCTGCGCTATATCTTTATAATAGCAACCCCAGCAAATGTCTTCTACTGGTTCGTATGCTCGCTTATCTTCGTCCCATTCCCAAGGTGCTGTACCGCACATTTGGCAACGAGAATTTTTCTCCATATTGTAGGCAATAGCTTTTTCTCTATCATCACTATCCCACTCCATAAACTCTGAATGTGGTATGCCATGTTCGCTACAATAACTCATTTCGAGCCAGAACTGAGAGTCGTACCTCAGCCTAGCTCTGAAGTAGGGACCGCTTTCAGACCTCTGCTGCAGATCTCCACTGCAGCCACAAACAGGTCCATAGTTTCCCCACGGTTCCAATCAGGAGAATTCCAGATCTCTGCCCATTCTTTAGAGGACATTTCTGGTTCAATGCATACTTTAGACATTAATTCAGGGGCGAATCTGTTAATATCGTAACTAGATCCTTCAGCTTTTTGCTCAATAGTTGGAGGGAACTTGGTCAGCAAACGATCATAATCTTGCGTACCAATAGCTCTAAACACCAACGTAACTTCAACGGGCTTACCATCCTCACCGGACAGTTCGAAGACTATTTCCCGTTGAGCTCTTTTCTTGTTTCTCAATAATGAGAGAGTTGTTGCTTTGGAATCAGCACGCTGGGCAGCGCGTGCTTCAACCGTAGTTCCTTCAGTCGCCTTGGGCATTGACGATTCCTTTCAATTAGACTACAACAGCGCTTTCAGCTGGTGCAGCGGTTACTGCGCAATTCACAGTGAAGGTCATCACTGCGTTGTTAGCCATGTTAGTCATAGCTCTTGAGGTGACGGTCACAGGCCACACTTCGCACTTGTTAGTAGCGACGTTAGGTTCCTTGTAGGTACCTCCACCACCAAAGCGAGAAATAATAAACCAGCCGGTGGTGGTGCGAGCCAACGCGGCCCACGCACTGTCGGTAGTTGAATCACGGTAAAAGTCACCCGTGAAGGTGGCCTGAGACGTACCAACTATAGTGGTTTCAAACAAAGTGTCAAACGACGGGGTAGGAACAGTGTTACCCTGAGCGCTTGCGTTAAGGCTAATAACAAAAGGTGTTAAGTTAATGGCAGCATTAACTTGAGTTGTTGTTGGTGCCGTAATAGTGGAAATTGTACCAGTAGTAGATGGATAAAAACCTATCCATGTATTAGCATTAGGAATAATCCTAGCCATAATATCTCCTTAAGGAACGTGAGTCTTCGTATAACTATAATGACAGACCTGTAAAGTCTCTTTACTCTTCTTCGTACTCGTTTTCTTCTTCTTCTATATCAAAGAAGTCTTCTTCTATAGCTTCGATTGCTTCTTCCGTATTTGGTTGTACTTCTTGAGCTGCATCTAAAGCATTTAACATCGCAATAACCTTTTCATGGTTTGCTACTAAATCAAAAACGGGAACTACTTCTTCAGGTTGAATCATTACATCTCCTTGGATATCCATATTTCGTATGTATCTAATTGTAAATAGTACGGTAAATCTGCTGTATTAACAGATTGTACTGAACCTACGTTGGAAACTCTTACTTGTTGTACTAAATAGTTATTCTCTAATACTAATCTAATACTAGTCATTTTTTCAATAGCGTTCCTCATACTATCGGCTACAAGCTCAGTTTGGTCTACACTCACGCCATATGAAGCTAAAGTATATGTACAACGCCAATCGTTTTCATCCCTGCTATATCCACCAGTATTTAGTACCGAGGCTGATCCAGGGGCTAAAATGGCAAAAGGTCTAAATTTAGTACTTTGTGTGTTAGTACTTTTGGAGTTCCAACCAACGTTTGGGGGTATATCAATTAACCCAACAGGGGCTATTCCTTCAGCTACCTGTTGGACTTTTTTAGTAAGTAGTCTTCTTTCAAAAGCCATTAATTGATATTTCCTTTAACTATTAATAAAGCCCCGCTTTTAGTCAATTCTTCTACTTTATCGCCTAGAGCTTGTTCTAACGCTGGTCTCATATATGGTTGAGCTTTAATTCCAGGGTGCATAACAGACTTAGCATACACCCATTTCCCATCTACTTTGAAATGTAATACTCCACCAGGTTTACGCGGACTTATTTTATAAGGTCCTTTTGTACCAAATTCTAAGTACTTGCCATATGGTACAGATGGTTCAATTATGGCTTTAGTACTAGATTCATATCTAGCTTGGATAGAATTAGCCAAAGTTCCGGTTTTTCTAGGGGCTAAAGCTACTGCATTTACCTTAACTTGTTCAGCCACTTTTGACACTAGCATGGCAGCAGCTCTATCTATACCCTCAGAAGCCCCTGAGAGGTTATTTAAGAGGCTTGTAAGGTCAGCCTGACCCGCTACCCCCATGCGCGGTTCTCGTCCAGCATAACGCCCGTTAAACGCCTTGTAGCCATAATTGATCCTCCAGCAGTGACTCCAGTGATTCTAAAAGCCCTATTTACTAGATCTTGATCTTCTGGGCAGGATAATATTTCGCACACATTATCCACATTAGGGATAAGTGCAGTATCCCAAGGAATAGAGATATTAATAGATTTAGTTGCAAAACTAGCATTTTCACCGATAGAAAAATCGCCAGACTGACTAGCTCCCCATACACGAGCTGGTCCTTCATATATGTATTCAATAGGCTCTTGAACAGTAGCATAACCATCAGTCAAATCAGGGGCGAACACTTCTGACGGCTTTACTATAGATACAACGGAGTCCATGTGGATTTCAGCAGACTCTTTAGCGTACTGCTTAGACCACGCTCCTATTGGCCTAGCCATTTAATGTCCGTAGTAATAGTTGTAATATGACGCATATCCCCGTGGTGGGGGCTGTGTTCCAGCGTCAGGATTATCGTCCATACCAACAGAAAATGACAATGGCTTAATTGAGTCGTCGTATGCTAAATCCCAAATTTTAGAAGCAAACTCAACACTAGAAGAAGCGCTAACTTCTCTAATGTATTGCTTTCTAAGTTGCTCAGCCAAAGTTTGGTATTTTTGTTGCAATGCTTCTGCACCAACACTGACACCATCTGCTGAAGTAGATATTTCTCTAGCAAACTTAGAAGCTACTATTTCAGCACAAACAGCTGCTACATATATTAAAGAATTAGAAAGCGGAAACCACTGAGTTATAAGAAACTGTATTTCTTCGTCCTGAAGTAAAACATCCGTAGATACTGTATCTTGGATATAAAATCTGACCGAGTTTACTTGACTATCAGTAGGATCGCCAGTATATGAAAAAGACATTGCTTCTCCTATCTATACAATAATACTACTGGTACTGTCTATTTTCGTTACGTATCTTTCTATAAGACTTAGTTCCTAACAATGTAGAACCTGCAGTGCTTCCCGCACCCCACGCTCCAGCTTGGGCGTAATTTTTAAGAGCTGAACCTTCTATCTGTATTGGTTTAGCTCGTGATCCTTTAGGCTGTACACCATTAGGAATTAACGCTTTAGAGTTACCCCATAATTTGTTGCCACCTCTACCCTGCAAAAATTTAGGGGCGTTTACAACACTTTTTACAGGTATTTTTCTAATTAAAGGCGCAGCTAAAGTTGCTCCAACTGCACCACCTGCTAAACCACCAGCAGTAATAGCGCCAAAGTTTCTAGAAGCGTTCTTTAATTTTTTACCTGGTGGGGAGTATTCATAAGATCTAACAGTACTACCAGGAATAATAGCAGCTAAAGAATCTGGCACAGTAGAAGGACCTACTCTACGCTTTCTATCAGCCTTGCTAATAGAGCCGTGATCTACGCCAAATGCGCTAAGCATGGCTTACTACTTTGACTCTGGAGTAGCTTTTTTAACCGGAGCAGGAGTTGCTTTCTTGACAGGAACTGCAGCTTTCTTAACGGCCACAGGAGCTTCAGGAGTGGTCTTAGCAGCAACTGCACCAGTGTTACGCTTAAATTCATCAAAGTGAATAGCGCTACCAGCAATAACGTGTGTAAGCCAACCGCGCGAACTTAGATCTTCATCGGTCACAATAAGACCAGAATCAACCATACGCTCAAGCACATTGAGGGCATTAACATCTTCAAGTTTCATAATATCACCACGGTTGTAATCAGTACCGTTGCAGATAAAAGATCCGTTTGCATAAAATGGCATTAGTATCTCCTTATGAGTTAGGGGGCCAGAAACCTATATGGAAACTGGCCCCCTTTCTCTATATTAATTAGATAACGTCGGAAGCGAAGATTCCCATGTCAGCAGAAACAATCTTCTGGTCATAGGTCATTTCGCCTTCGATTCTGTCAGACTTAATAAGTTCCTGACGGAATGTGGAGACCTTGATACCGTTTCCATTTCCACCCTGGTAACCGTTCCAAACGAACGTGTAACCAGCAGAAGGCGTGAGCAAGGACGGTCCAGAAGGAGCGTAACCAAGCAACAAGCTCTTCTGGGTTGCAGTAGAAGCTGCTTCCGAAGAAGTAAGGAACTTGTATCCAGTAGCAGCATCCTGGGCCTCAACGTCGTTGAGTTCAGGGCCTGCAGCAATCGGAGGAGTCGAGTCGTCAACATCAGTTGCCTTGGTTGCCCAAGCCACATAGATCTTACCAACACCAAGGAGGCTCGCAATGAGATCCTCAGTAATGACACCACGCTGGGTGTAACGAATACGGTCAAGGATATCCTTGTTGGCCTTCAGCGCATTCATAACCTGCGGAGCAACAACCATGAAGTTAGGAGCATATCCGTTAATCTCACGGAAGTTCATAATCCAGGTGTTAACATCTTGAACAGGGTTTGAAGCAGTGTCCGACCATTTGACGAAGTTAGTGGTACCAACATAGTTAGTACCCCAAACACCAGTCTTCATGTAGGTGTTTACCCAGTCAATGTCGCGCTTCAGCAACAGTTGGTTAGTGATGAACTTGGTTGCATCCGAGTCAAGGCTGAAGTTAGAGTCAGCGTTGGCACGAAGCTGGTCATCAATATCCTTGTGAACAGCATAGACGTGAGCAAAGTACGAATCGGTCGTGGTCTTCCAACCAGTTCCCTTCGACTCCGTGCTAGGAGCACGACGCTCAACGTCAGTTCTACGCCAGTCAGACTTGCTGTACTTCCAGTACAGGTCAGACTGCTTAGCAACATTGACCTTCGGGAACACTTTGTCCGCGATGTAAAGGTCAGTGCTTTGGATGTAAGCAATACTGACGTTAGTTAAAGGAGCATTAACGTGCAGATCGCTCTGTGTGGGGTTCGGCATTGTCTATCCTCCTTATGAAATTCTCAGTGCAACAGGAACAATTGCTCCAGCAACACCAGTCTTGAGTGCGACACCAACGACTATACCAGCAGCGAGATCAGTTGCGAGCGTTCCAACAGGAACGGCAGCTCCGGTTGAAGAAACCTTAATAGCGTCACCAGCAGTGACACCGCCAGTTCCAACAACAACGCGACTAATTCCACCAGTAGCAATAGTAGCTGCAGCACCAGTAACCTGTGGCTTGTTCTGAAGAACACCAATGATGACTTCAGAGGTTCCACTTGCTCCCAATGCGGCGTTTCCTGAAGAGTCTACCTTCACGAAATAGTATTGCTTTCCTCCATGATCTGATCCAGTAGGAGTGTCAACACCGGAAACACCAGTCTTAGACGCAATACCAGAAGCAGCAGGAAGGGTAATAGTTACTAGATTCTCATCATATGCCATTTTGGTTCCCTCCCTTTATCGTGAGTAGCGAGTAGCTAAGTACTCGTCGTAGGCGGCAGGATTGAGTTCGAAGATCTTTTCAATGGCCTCAGCCTTTGAAATCTCTTCGTCGTTGCCAAATGCCTTGGAAACAGCTTCCTCAGCAAAATAGTCAACTTCATTGAAAATGTCGTTGTTGGAACCAGAACCCTGGACACCAACCTCGGCATAAATCATTTCACCAGCAGAGCTGAGTGCCTTGTGGATAACGGCGCAGTCTTCGTAGCTCAAGCTTTCTGCACAGCGCTTCAAGACTGGACCCAATTCGTCCTCATCAATCGGCACGTTGTACTGCTTGGCAACTTCAACATACTCGCGCTCTAAGCGCAAGTCGCGCTCAGCCTTAGCAATCTCAACTGCTTGGTTTGCACGGTAGTCAGCAGCAGCAATTTCGTCTGCAGCCTTAGCAATAAGAGCATCGCGGTCAGTGGAGTCAAGAGCCTTAGACAGCTCCTCACGTACCTGGTCCGCAAAGGTGTAGCTCTTACCGACGCTGATGAGTTCTGGCACATCAGCAGATTCTTCGTCAATGACCCATTCGTATTCATTACCGTCTTCATCAACGATAATGTCACCTTCTTCAAGGTCATCAACGTCAATGGCGTAGCCATCTTCGTCATAGATCTCAGGCACAGTTTCCTCCTTGGTAGCCCGTTTAGCAATAACTATGTTTGCGTGCTGATTGGCTGGTACATCAACGAGTGAAACCTCGTCAAATGACATATTCGTCAATTCATTGATACGCGGCATATTTATTGCCTCCTTGTTCTTACAATCATCTATTATGATGCAAGTCTCTTATAAACTAATATTCTAACTATTAATGTGTGATTTATGAGTACCACGTTTTATATGGTCTACCGCCTCTAGAACGGTCTTTTGCATTCAATACAGCACCAGCTCCTAGAGCAGCAGCTCCAGCAGCATATGCAGCAGGTTTACGTATTATTTTTAAACTCTTCAAACTTATCTTTGGGTTTGTTAAAACAGGTTTTTGTCTACGAACATAGTTATCAACATTTATAGAACGACCTGCCACATTTTTAACTTTTGAGGGTATTCCACTATTTATTGCGCCTCTAGTTGCTATAGTTCCAGCAACAGCGGAACCAGTAGCTAGCGCACCAGTTTCGGCTTTATTTCTGCTCATTCGTCTTGCTTCTGGATTATACACGTCTGAACGCTTGGAGATGACTTCATGGTCAACACCAAACGCGCTTTTATAAATAATAAAATCAGACATATATTTCCCAATCGTTTAATATAATATTAACGCTTTTGTCTACTTTCAGCTCTTTGTATTGCTGCGAAGTTGTAACCGCCAACTCCACCTAAACCTGATCCAGTGTACAAAGCTCCTTCAGATATTTTTTTGGTTTCTATACCTTTTTTAGTAGCTAATCTAGCTTTTATAGGATTGCCTAATTTTCTAGCATTAGAGGCTTGTTTAAAATATTTAGCAGAGGCTCCTTTTGTGGATAAAGCAGTTAAACCTAATGTAGAGCCAGTCATTAAAACATTTGAATTTAATTTTTTTGCGCTTTTAAGGTCTTTAGAATCCCAGTTAGTACCAGTAAAATTTCTTTTAGTAACAGTATATTGAGTAGATGGCTTTTGGACAGTATAAGAACTAGACCCAGCCATAGCATTATTCTTTTGGCTTTTTAGTCTTGATCTACGCGATAGATACATAGATGCGCCACCAAGAGCAGCAACTCCTAGAGATCGTCTATTTAATTTGTTTGTTCTAATAAATTCTGTTCGTGTAGCTGGAGATAAAGCCCCAGAAACGTTCTTAGCGCTCCATTGCTTAGCTTTCATTTTTTTAGTGCCAAATTTAGGCATTTGTCTTACATTAGTTCTTTCAGCAACACGTTGTTGGTAGTTAGCTTTAGTTCTAGGGGTTAATCCAGCATATGTTCCTAAACCTGCACCCACAGCACCTGCTCCACCAACTAAAGCAGTAGTCTGCCCAGAAGTTCTTTCGGGGGACATTTTAGGTGGTTGAGGCTGCTCTACAGTAACATTTTTAGTCTTTGATTGCCCGTACTGGTTAGTGTACGGTTTATTAGAAGCTTTGCTAATTAGAGTATATATCATATTTATATCTCTTTAGAAGTTCTTTTACCAGCACCGTGGACGCTAAAACCTGTACGCTTACCTGCCTTAACTAATTCCCATTGCTCGTCATTGTTGATCTTGTAACCAACCCACCAACCAGGATTAATAGCATCCCCAGGAAGACCCATTCCAACCAGTTTTTCAGGCGTAACAACAAAAGACTCAATCATGTCTGATACGTGAACTGGAGCATCGGCAGCTTTAGATACTCTACGGTGCATATCTCCACCTGTACGAGATTCAATAACATACTGATAAGCAGCGTTTTCTAGCTCGTCCAATGGCATGAAATCAAGTTGTCTATCCACAACAGGCTGACCGTCAACGTGAGTAACGGAAGCCCAACCAAATACTTGGCGCTTTTCTTTGTTTACTTTAGAGATAGTTCCGGTCCAAGTAACATCAAAAACATCGCTATTCTTAGAAATCTTTTTTGGCTTATTTGCATTTATAACAGCCATAGCTTGTCTTCTATCTCTCGCTAGGGATCTATTCGCAACATAGTCAGCAGCCAATTCAGTTCCGTGTAGTGCTGCCCATCCAGATGCACTTGCAGCTAGTACTTTTTTAGGATTACTAGCTACTGTTTTAATGCCAGGTATTTGAGCCATTTTTTTGCCAGCAGTTATTACAGCTCTATTTATTTTAGTAGGATTTCCTCTGCGCGTTCCAGGGTTTTTAGGCTTTACCTCTTCAAATATCTTTCTGTGCTTATTAGAAGACGTATTTGTCATTGTTTTAACTCTTTTAATGCCAGGAAGATTAGGATTTTTCAAAGTTAAATGCATAGCATGTAATCCACCAGCTGTAGCAACGGCATTACCAGCTAATCCGAAGTTTGCTACCTTTTTTCTTTGTTCAGCCTGTTTAGGTGTCATAGGACCTGTCATGGGAGGCATAGCAGCGCCAGCTTTAGATATATATCTACGGGTAGTTTTTTTCTTAAGCTTACGCTTATTTTCAGCCCCTAATGGACCCATGATATGCATATCAGCGCCATCTGGATTCATTTTAGTGATTTCGTGTTGCAACTCACTAGAATCAATTGCACCATCAAAAAGCTCGTCAATGACGGCTGAGAAGACTGGATCAACATTATTCATATCTCTAGGTTACCTATCTAGTCTAGTCGTTATCTTCTAATGGAGTTAAAGTATATGTAATACTTTTTTCAGCATCAATATCAAAGTCATACAATGGCTGAATAGATATATTGCTAACTTTGTATCTACCATTAACGTCAGCTATGTCGTCTCCTACTGTAGTTGTACCATTTGGAGTTTCAAAAATAAACACTGGAACTGTAGAACCAGCTAATGTACTAGCTATCTCACTATCTAAATAATCAGAAACTCTACCGTAAGATTGAGAACTAGCAGCAAAATCTTGAGCATTAGCTTCGAAGTTCCAGTCATCTAAACTAGCGAACAATGGGGAGTTTGATTCAAAACTTTCAGGCAAAGCGTTAATAAATTCTTCTCGTAGATTATCAACTGGAGGATTTATACCAGCATTCCCATAAACTTCCATAATATCATCGTTGCTCATTTGTCTCACATAAGCATCCACACTATTTCCAGAAGACATTACTGTATCAGATAACTGGTCGTACATATCTTGGCGTAGTTCTTTTCTATCTTCTTCAAGACTTCTAAATCTATCTGCAGCTTCTGATAAATCTTCGTAATACATAGAATCTTCGTCCCGAACAAAACCAATATGATCTTCTCTTTTGATAGCGTTTAATATTTGATCGTCTAGGCTTTCTATATTTCTACCTTCTAGGTAATCTTTTCTATCGGCATTAGCTCTACTAATAACGTCTAAAATAGAACCATTGTTAATAGTCATACCTTGCAAAGCATAGTCTGTTTTAGCTGCATCGCGTAATCTTTTTAATTCTTCAGGGCTAGATATATCCATATCAAATCCAATTCGATCTGATGATATTCTATCGCTAACTTTTTTAGCTGCATCAAAATCTATAACGGAGCCTATTTCTAAATCTTTTGAATCTTTAGGCAAGCTATATATATCAGTATCAATATTTTCGTCGTAAGCGTTTATTTTTTCATCTATAGCTTTTTGTCTTAAATTCAAAAAATAAGCAGCAGGTATTGCCACAACTAAACCAGTATTAGTTTTAGCCGGAGGAATAGGACTATCTGGTGTTGTACTAAGCTCAGTTTCAACTTCGACTTCAGCTTCAACTTCAGCTTCTGGTTCTGCACTAACCGTTTGTACTTTAGCTTCAGCAATCTGTTGGGCTCGTACTTCAACCATAGCTTTCATAAAGATAGCTTGGTCAACTAAAGATTTCTGATATGCGTCAGTAGCTATAGAAGAAATAGTTTGTAAGTATTCATCTCTAGCAGATTGTATAACCGAGTCTAAAGTTTTAACTAATGGCGCTTTAGTTTGCTGTAATTGAGAAGTGCTAGTAATAGCAGTCTCTCTATTAGCGGTATTAATAGAGTCTAAATCTGCCATCATTAAAAGCGTATCTGTATCGGGTCTATATGAAATAGCCCCAGGGGGTTCTAAGGTCTTAAGCTTAGGAGCATTCTGATTCATATCAATCCAGCGACCGCGAGCGTCTCTACGTTGATCTTTCCAATGATCATCGTTTGTAATAGTCTGGGATCTTTGCATATAGCTAACAGACCCAGCCTTTTCAATTTCTTCAGGTATATCCAGCTCAATATCACACCGGCAATTTACATGAGCATCTGGTGCCCATACTTTTCCTTGACCAGTATCAAATTGGTCGCTTAAACCCACTACAACGCCATCTAACGGCCTACAGATGGGACAGACTAGTTCATCATTAGAAGTAACCCAGCGCTTCCCTGAGCCCTCGGGAATGACTCCATTGCTCTGCAATACTAACCAAGAAATTGATTTACCTGTTTGAGAAGCAGCAAAAGCTTCATTTTCCCCAATGACCATAGATCTTTTAAACAAAGCGTCAAATACTTTATTATCTAAATTTGTATTCGATCTATATTGGTTTTTAGCGTAAGCATCCATATAAGCACGTAATGAACGTTCATCTAAACCATATCCTTTAAGAACTCTTTCCCAGGCAATACTGGGTACAGTGTTATTAGCTAACTCAGCTTCAAAAGCTTTAATTACCGCATCAATTGTAGTTTCGTCCAACTCGTCTAAAAGCTGGTCTAGATATACCTCTGACAATTGATCAGCAGTTTCTTTAGGCAAACCTGGTGCGTTCAACATCATAGCTTGAGATACTAGATCTGTAGCGTTCTTTTTAAATACCCACCGCAATCCAATAGCAACCGCTACAGTTATAGCTATCGCCTCAGCAATAGAAACTGGAGCTTTTTCTTCTTTGATCTGTTTTTGGGCAGCAGTGTTGTAGGTTATAAAACTAGCGCTAATACCATTAGCTATATCCTCAAGAGGATCTTTTAACGCAGCAGGATCTGGCAATACTGATGGTGGGGTATTATCAGATAGAAAGTTTTCCTGCTTCTGATAGTCTGCATAAGTAGGCATTTATAACCTTAATTTTTCTGCCAAAACGCGAATAAATCTGTATCATCCATATCATCAATAGTTGTTTTAGGATCAATTAAACCTGGTTCTATATTTCTATTTTCTCGTTTTTGAGCTTCTTTAAACAAGCGCAAAGCTTGTCTTAGCCCAGCATATCTTCTAGCGTCGTTATTAAGCTGCTCAACATCAGTATTCATCGGTGGTTTTTCATCAGGCTTTAATTGATTTCTTTGTTGCCTTGTTCTGAAATCAACGGCGTTTCCTAAATTAGTAATAGTAGTTTTTAGCATTGTATCTGCAGTAGCTAATTGAGCGTTTACAGATGCGTCGTCTAGTACGTCAAAAGTTGGATCTAATAAAGTACTATAATCACTTTGAATTACTCTTCTATAATCATTAGATGTTCCACCAGGATTTAAATCAGGACCAAGATTATAATAAGCGTTTTTATTCTCTAATATATTTCTTCTACTTAAGGAACTACTAGGATTAAATGGAGACAACGAAATCTGACCAGATGCGCTTCTTAAAGCGTCTGGACTAATATTTAGTTTTCCAGTTACTGAACCAAAAGATATTTGCTGGTTATTTTCTTGGATGTTAATAACATCTTTTCTGAGTTGATCTATTAGCTGTATATCAGCAGAAGTGTTTCCTTCAAAAGCCATACTAAGATCTTCTAATGTAGTTCCATACAAAGCAGGATATCTTTTCTTTAACGCTGGGTCCCAATCACCATTTTTCTTTAAAGAAACAGGTTCACCATTAACAGTAATAATATCATTTGCGTGTATTTGTTCTACAGATTTTAATACTTCAATAGGATCTGGAGTAATATTAACCTTTAAAGAACCAGAGCCAGATTGTAAATCTTTTACTGTATCCCCAGATTTTTGACCAGAAATAGAGTTTCCTAATTCATCAACGGCATTAGCAGATTGCTTGCTTTCTTCTCCAAGCGCTTGCTTGCTTCCGTAAATATTTTGAAAACGAGTTTTATCAGCGCTGACTTTACCTGTCTTTTTTTCTCCGGCAACTGTAATATCTCCTTCGCCACGAATAGTAGGATCAAAGTAGCCAGAAAGAGCTTTAGCTGGGCGGTTAAATCTAGGCTTAACGTATCCTTGATCGTATCCACTTTCTAAGTCTCTATAAGAGATATTAGTAATGTAATACGGGAATTGCTCCTGCAAGGCAGATAAAGCGTATGCGTAACCTTGTCCGTTAAGAGTAATTGGACGTAAGGTTTTTTGGTACTCAATGGTAGCCTGAGTGATAGCCTGATCATATTCAGACTGCAGGTTAAGAGCCCTGATAGCACCCTCTGGATTAGATACTTGACTAGTGAGAAAATCTCTTTTTTCGGAATCTGAACCAGCGCGAGTGTTAACCCAGTTACCTAGTAACTCTTCTATAGAAGCTTCACTACCATCAGCCATCTTTAATTTAGAGGCCGTATCATTAAGAATATCTTCGGCTATCTTATCTTTTTGAAATTTAGATAACGTAGGATTCTTTTTTTCTTTAACTAATAATTTATTGTACCTATCTTCAGCAATTTTATCATCACCGTTAGAGTACTGTTCTGCTTCAGTTCTTAATTCTTTTTTACGAGCAGAATCTATATCGCCTAAAGTAACTTCTCCACTTTCAACTGCATCCAAAAGATATCCATATCTAGATATCATACGCGCAGCTTTATCGGAGTATCTTCTAGACCCTCTAAATGTAGGATCAAATTCAATAGTAAACGTACCAGAGTTAGATACGACAGTAGCTGCTCTAGCACCAGTCATTAATCCAGCGTATACGTCTTCAGTAGTAGGGCCACCCATAGAGCGAGTTCTAACGTACTCACCACCGCGTAAGGCTTTAAGATTAGCCAAGTTGAATGGAAGGTAGTTATCCTCGCCATATCCAACTGCTTGAGTTGTAACCTTACCTTGGCGGTTAATGATAATACCTTCAGAAGGAGTTATAGTTCCGCTCTTGGCCTGTAACTGCACTAACTCTTTACTAGGAAGTCTTCCCTTAAAGTAATCAATCATTGGGGACTCTTTGTATGATTTATTACCTAATCTGTACCCAGGGTCTCTAGCATCATTACTTGGATCAACTGCGCCATTAGAAGTACCGTAGATAACAAAATTACGAGCCCTATCAGGGCTTCCCTTTATAGTAGCTTCCTTTTGTCTAGCAGTGTTAATTATCGCCTGCAAACGTGGTTCAGGAGTCTTCTCAGTACCACGGTAACGATAAGCTGCTTTATCAGCTGTTGGGCCTATAACGGATTGCACATCTTGACCACTGTTACCAACAAACTTGCCTGATGCGATAGCAAGCCTAACCTTTGGATTAGTGTTTACACCAGCTGCAGTAGCTAAAGTATCTGACAACTCAGAAGCTGCACCAATTCTACGGTAAGCAAGATTAGTAGGATTGTACTTGTCGTCTTCTTCTCGCTTATTCCATTTAGAAGCAAAACTGCCTTCTTCTCTACTAACAGCTGCAGGGATAGTCGCTGCAACATTATATGGAGTAGGAGATCCAAGCATGTCGTAAGATGCTCCAGCAACATTAATATCTGGGTTAATAACTAAAGTAGCTGAAGTAACAGGGTTTTTTCTATTTGCAGGACTCTTGTATGAATCATTAAATTCCTCAAGAGTTGATTCTAGATCATGAAGAGTAGAAGAACCATTTTCTCTTTTAAGTTCAACAACACCAGCTTCTCCTGCGTTCATAAACGGAGAAAGAGTTTGCTGTAATTGTAAATAAGCTTGCTGCCTTTGAGATTCTTCTTCAGGTTTTAATTTAACTGGCGTTCTTTTATTTTTAGAGTCAGGATTATTATTTGCAGGAGCTATGTTCTTAGCTTCAGCATGTTTTGGAGTCAAAGGTCTCGAATCAACATAATCAATCTTAGTCTTGTAACGACGGAATTGACCACCAGGACCACGCTGTTGCTTAGAAGCGTTTAAAGATCTTTCCCACGCGTCGTAGAAGTCCTTAGAGATAACCTCTACCGCTTTAGAGATTCCATCAATATCTTCGCCATTTCTAGACTTGCTGACAATGGCTCTAGCACTAGAAATCTTAAACTCTTCAAGCTTCTTGCTTACAGTAGCGTCAATAGTCTGCTGTAATTCTTTACCGTGGAAACGCAACATATTAGGGTAGTGATCCAACAACAGCATGGAAGAAAAAGCCCACGCTTCGTTATTGCTCATCTTCATGATGACATTATAAGTAGCCATAGCGGCATCTGCATCGAAATGTGGATCGTTGTCCGACACTCCAAAGAACTCATTCTTAGAAGTCATTATTTACCCTTTTTACTAGCAGGAGGTGGAGTTTTCTTTTGTGCTGCTTTAGCTTGTTCTAATTTCTGCTTAATAGACAACTGGTGCGTATCATTTGACTGGCTCATCTTCTGAGCGTGAAGTTCGTCAGATTGTTGCATTTGTGCCTGATGTGAAGCATCTGGATTATTCATTTGTTCTTGCTGTTGTTGCAAAGTCATCTGCTTCTCAGATACACCCATTTCACTATTCTGAGTAGCATGTAGGCCCTGCTGGACTTGTTGCTGCATTTGTATGCCTTCCATCTGCTGTTGAGCCAAAGCAAGGATCTGGGCTTGCTTAGCTTGCTGCTCTTTAACCTTTTCAGCTTCTGGATCAAGATCCGGCAAACGTGCTGCAGAACGTAAGAATTTTTCCAATTCTGGGTCTGGAAACCATTGTACACCAGCAGACGACAGCTGACCCATGAAAGACGACAGCTGAGTTAAGTCTGGAGGATCAACATCGCCAGGAACAATTTTAGGAAGTTCATTAGGCTTCCAACCGTTAACAGAGAACAATCTAGGCACTGCATGACGGTTAATAGTATCCGCAATACTTTGAGCTATAGAGTTAATAGTAGCTCTGAACATACCAGTTTTATCAGTATGCAAAGCATAAGATCCACCACTTGATTGGTGACCAACCAAGATGAAGTCCGCCAACACCGACATAAGCATACGCTCTTCGTATCGCTTAATAATCTCACCAGTATTAAATTGTCTACCACCTGAACTAGATAGCAATTCGAATTCGTATAAAGGCTGCTTGCTATCTTGATCAAATTCTTGAGGAAGAACAATACCTTCTTGCTCATCTCTTCTAACACTTTTAACTAACTTCTTAAAAGCTTCAACCATTTGCTTTTCTTCTGGAGTGGCTTTAGCGCCAAGCATACGAGCTGGAACTTTAGCCACAGGAAGACCGGCTAAGTCTCTTTCAACACCAATAGCTTCATGCTCTTCAAGTCTTTTCTTTACCCACCAAGGACGGTAAGCATTTCTAAGCAAACTACGTCCTTCTGGGTTATTCTTTACCATTGAAGTTCTGAATAACAAAGACTTCTCAATAGGAATAACAGTTTGCTTGTACACAGGTGGAGCTAATTGAATCATAGCTTTAATGCCACCAGTGTCATCAAATATCCAACGCAACCAAGTTTCCTGAGAACGGATAGGAATCTTTCTCCAGCCTATCTTTCCATCTGTGTACTTAGATCTTTTAGATCCATCTTTTTCCCAAGGACCAACACGCTTTTTATAAACAATCTCATGCCATGACCAACCATAAGCAAGCATAGTTAAAACTTCAGTCATAAAGTCATCCCACGTATGAGACATATCATCCATGCATTGTTCTAAAAACTCAGCAGCATCTTTATCTTCTTTTGAGTTGGATGCTGCTTCAACACGCCATTCAATCTGGCGAATAAGTCTGTCCATTGCAAATAACAAAGCACCGATAATGGGATCATTTTCCCGCATCTCTCGGAACACTTGGATAGCAGTTCTACCCTTAAGGGCAGGCAAAAATTCTTCGTACACATAACCGGAAGTACGGCGGAGACCAGATTGTCCTAATTCAACCATAGGGCTAAATTTGACAGACACCTCTGCATCCAGTGGTGCATTGCCTGCAGCACCGGAATTACCTAGCGACGAATCATTTGTTGTCATATACTTATTCTCCATGATTATGCAAGGAAGCTTATTTGCGTAGCTTCTCGCTCAGTCTTATTGATAACTTCGCCATCGGTAATTTGTTGTGTACCTTGATAATACTGCCTTGGGGGATCTAATACAAGAGCGTATTTACTAGGAGTATTATCTTTAGGCAGTACTATAGCTGCTGCTGCAGGTACATGTTTAAGTACTAAATGGTTTACTAACGCTAAAGCACATACTTCGTCAGGTAAGTGAAATTCGTTTCCACTAGAATATAAGTCACCAACCTGACAATATTTATGTGATATATAAGCAGTCTTAACATTAGGAAATTGATATACTCCACGTTCTACTGCGTTAACATATTCAGATAACATATTAGCTCTTTTAGCGCCAACCATTAAGAATTTTCTAGCTCTATGATCTAGATAGTCATCTACTACGTTACCTAAACCAGTAGCATCATGAATAGCATAAGCACTATAATCATTAATAGCTTTATTAAAATAATCAATCATTACAGGATAAGGTCTTCTATTTAGTCTTAAATAATAAACCATTTTTATAGGCATTTTGTCAGTTCTAACAACTGTAATAACTGTATAGTCTTTTTCTTTAGCCCAGTCTGCACCAGCTATATAAGTACCTTGAGCTATAGGTTCTTCAAATATATACTCTTCAAAGTCTTTAGATTCATTTTGGCTAATAGGTTCAAATGGTATAGAGAAGGTCTTTTCTACCGCATCAGGATCAAATGCACGGTTACCAATAGCTGGTTCACCAAGTTCATATTCTGTTCTCCACATCTCTGTGGGAATAGTTCTTTTTTTCTCATCAATGGTCTTTTGGCTTAACCACCCATCAATGGGATTAGCGGAGCACCTATAACACCATGTAACGATAGGTAGATCCCGTTCCTCAAATCTTCTTCTAATCTCCGTAAATGTGCCCACAGGGTTCTGCCAGGTGGAGCACATAACTGTGAATGGTTCTACTATCTCATTCAAGTAGTTTTTCTGGGGCATAGGTTGTCCTAGAGCAGCATCTAGGATATCTATGTCCATTTCGTCTATTTCGTCCAGAATTAGGAATGGAGGGTGAGGACCACGTACTGTCTTCTGAGAAGCCGTCAGAGGGCGTATGCGAGCCCCATTTGTCAGCTTGATCATTGTATTGGCTTCCTTCTCTACAAGGTACTGTGGGGCATCCTTGTAGTTCATAGCCATACGCATGTGCTCGTGGATGTTAGCAGATTGGGCTAATGAGCCACCCAACATGTTTACATCGCATCCTCTAAGGAACGCTTTTGTAATGCCTAAGATAGATAACATATAACTTTTACCAGAAAGACCACGAGAACCGTGCCATAGCACAATGCCTTCACCTCTACCAAAATAGGCATCAGCGAAGGCTTGGAATGGTGCTGTATGGGTAGGATCACCGCATGTGTGTCTAGGAAGATGGACATTCCACATAGCACGAACAGCCCAATACAGCTCTTCGTCGTTTTCAGGTAATCTACCTAATTTATAATCCATCTGGTAATAGCCTCAATACTGGTTCGCAGGGATCTCCACCAGCATCGTATTCTTCACGTTCTGCTTCGTTCAAGAATTCATAGCCACCATCATGCGTAGCGCAATATGGTTCGCTAATCCATTCTTTTTCTATTCCAAAATTTAACCATTCACGGTAATTCATAAATCCTCCTATATTTAATATACTAAGCTATATAAGACTAGAGAGAATCGTCCATCTCAACTTTAGTTTTACACATACTGCATTTCCAGTATTTGGGTACGGTAAAAGGACCGAGACTATGCCACTCACCATTGCGAACTTTAGCACAAGTTGGGCAATACTGAGGATCAGATAATACAAAGCCGGAGTATTCCATTAACAAGAAATAACAGCCTTAGTTACGTTACTCTTCTTCACCAAATTCATTTTCAAGCTCCTCATCTTCAATTTCGCTAATAACTTCTTCTTGCTCTGCATTTTGCGCTTCAATTAACATAGCTTGATTAACCATGTCGCGCCAAGTTTCAGCGGTTTGTAAAAGGGTGGCTTGCAATAGGGCTAAGTTTCCAGCTTGTCCTTCATGAACAATTTCTAAGCACAAATCGTCATATCTGTATGATATAGATAAATCGCTGTTCATGAGAACTCTCACCTTCACTAGGACTACCTAGAGCATATCCAATCCATCTACTCACACGCTATCTAGGAACACCTTATATTCCGATGTAACACGACCCTTTTCAGGATCAACAAAGTTAAGTCTTTGACTAGGAATAGCGCTAGATGACATACCATCTCTAGCGTATCTGTTGTCGCTCTCAGTAGACCCAGTTTGATAAACCGTACCCCTACCGTTAGCCATAGGATACGAGGCATGTACGTGGTAGTGGTGGACGTAGAGATCACGGAACTCCCAAGGCACACCATCAACGATAAACGCCCCTGAAGCCCATCTGTCGGCGTGACGAACAAGAGTTCCAGGAGCAGCATAGCCACCCCGCCCAAACTCGTCCCCGTGGATCACCAGCGCCCGATAGTTGCCGATCTCCAGCTGCTGCACGTCGTCCCCGCACGAGGGCCACGCTAACCTCGGTTGTTCTCCTAAGAGTTGTCTTGCTAATTCGTATGCCATTCTGTCTATGTTGTCTGCTCTAGGTACCGCGTCACGTTTTGAACCTATGCGACCGTGGTTACCCCACTCTGGAACAATTTGCACTTTCTCATAGTTAGCCAGAGCATACTTAACAACATCTACCAGTAATTGAGCCACCGCAACATATTGTTCAAACAGTGTGCTATCAATTTCAAATGGTTGCGAAGGGAAATTGAACAAACCCTCTACCATGTCCCCGCCGAATATTATTACGCATTCTTTAACGGGGTGATCAGCTCTAGCAATGTTTGTGATCTCTACGGCTTTCTCACAGTACTTCAATACCCGAAGTCTTGCTATTTCGGAGTTGTAGGAAGTGGTAACTTTGGAGAACTGCCAGTCCCCCATGTCCCAAACTGCTACTTCTGCCTTCTTACGCCGTACATCCTTTTTAATGGGATCTACCAGTACATAAGGGGTTTTGGCTAAGATGGCACCTTTACAAGCCTCTACAGTTGCTTCTACCAGAAGGTCAGTC